CGGCCACTCCGCACAGCGGATCTCGTTCATGAAAGCCGCGCAGGTGGGCGCGACCGAGGCCGGCAACAACTGGATCGGGTTCGTGATCCACCACGCGCCGGGGCCGATGCTGGCGGTGTTGCCCACGGTGGAAATGGCCAAGCGCAGCTCGCGCGGGCGGATCGATCCGCTGATCGAGGACAGCGCGGCGCTGAAGGAGCGCGTCAGGCCCGCGCGCTCGCGGGACGCGGGCAATTCGATGCTGTCCAAGGAGTTCCCCGGCGGCATCCTCGTGCTCACCGGGGCCAACTCGGCCACCGGCCTGCGCTCGATGCCGGCGCGTTACGTGTTTCTCGACGAGGTCGATGCCTATCCGGCCTCGGCCGACGAGGAGGGTGACCCGGTCACGCTGGCCGAAGCCCGCACCACCACCTTCGCGCATCGGCGCAAGGTGTTCATGGTCTCGACGCCGACCATCCGCGGGCTGAGCCGCATCGAGCGCGAGTTCGAGGCCAGCGACCAGCGGCGGTATTTCGTGCCGTGCCCGCATTGCAAGGCGATGCAGTGGCTGCAGTTCGAGCGGCTGCGCTGGGACAAGGACCAGCCGGAGACCGCAGCCTACCATTGCGAGGGCTGCGCGCGCCCCATCGCCGAGCATCACAAGACGGCGATGCTGGAACGGGGCGAGTGGCGGGCAACAGCGACGGCGACGGACCCGACGGCCATCGGGTTCCACCTCTCGGCGCTCTACTCACCGATCGGCTGGAAAAGCTGGGCGCAGATCGCGCGCGACTGGCTGGCAGCACAAGGCTCGGACGAGATGCTGCGCGCGGCGCGCAACACGCTGCTGGGCGAGACATGGGTCGAGAGCGGCGAGGCGCCGGACTGGCAGCGGCTCGCGGACCGGCGCGAGACCTATCCGGCACAGATCCCGGAACAGGGTCTGTTCCTGACCGCCGGCGCGGATGTGCAGAAGGATCGCATCGAGGTCGATGTCTGGGCCTGGGGTCGAGGTCTGGAAAGCTGGCTCGTGGATCACATCGTGATCCCGGGTGGGCCTGACGATCCCGCCTGCTGGGAGACGCTGACGGCACTGCTGGGCCGTACATGGACGCACGAGAAGGGCGCGGTCATGACATTGGCGAAACTCGCCATCGATACCGGCTACGAGTCCGCCGCCGTCCATGCCTGGGCGCGTCAGCAGGGCACGGCGCAGGTGGCGCCGGTCAAGGGGCTGGAAGGCTTCAACCGGGCGACGCCGGTCTCGGGGCCGACCTTCGTCGATGCCACGGTAAACGGCCGCAAGCTGAAACGCGGCGCGCGGCTCTGGAGCGTGGCCACCGCCACCTTCAAGGCCGAGACCTATCGCTATCTGCGGCTGGAGCGCGCGACAGAGGAAGAGGCACCCAACCCGGCCGGCACGATCCACCTGCCTGACTGGGCCGACAGCGAATGGCTGAAACAGCTGGTCGCCGAGCAGCTGGTCACGATCCGCAACAAGCGCGGCTACGCCCGGCAGGAATGGCAGAAGATGCGCGAGCGCAACGAGGCGCTCGATATCCGCATCTATGCAAGGGCTGCGGCGTGGATCCTCGGCGCGGACCGGTTCGACGCGCGGATGTGGCAGAGCCTCGAGAAACAGGCCGGGGTGGAGACCGCCACCCCCGAGCCGGACGCGGCACCCGAGACACCCACCGAGCCGCAAGCGGGGCGCGTGACCACACCCCGGCGACGCGGCTGGCGGGTGAGCACGCCCAAGTACATGGAATGAGCATGACCCTCGATGATCTCAAACGCCACCACGGCGCGCTGCTGACCGCGCGCTACAGCGGCACGCGCAGCGTCAGCTATGACGGCAAGACCGTGACCTATGGCTCGGACGCGGAACTGGCGGCCGCGATCGCGGATATCGAGCGGCGGATCGCGGCGCTGGACCGCACCGGCCGTCGCATCCTCCGCCCCCATGCCGCGAAGGATCTGTGATGAGTGCGATTAACTGGCGGCAACGCCTCGGCGCCTTCATCGGCGGGTTCGACGCGGGCCAGCACCACCGCCGTCTGCGCGGGTTCCGCGCCACCCGCGCGCATGTCAACGCGCTGATTGCGGCAAGTGGTCCCGATATCACGGCGCGCGCCCGGTGGCTGGTGCGCAATAACGGCTATGCGGTGAATGCCGTCGAAAGCTGGGCGGCCAATACCGCGGGAGACGGGATCAAGCCGATCTCGAAGATCGCGGATCCAGCCCGCAAGGAAGAGCTGCAGCGGCTGTGGCTGGCCTGGACCGACGAGGCCGATGCCGAGGGGCTGACCGACTTCTACGGGCTGCAGCGCCGGGCGGCACGCGAGGTGTTCATCGCCGGTGAGGTGTTTTTCCGCATCCGGCCGCGGCGGGCGGGCGACGGGTTGAGCGTGCCGCTGCAGCTGCAGATGCTGCCCGCGGAAATGCTGCCGCTGGAACAGAGCGGCACCGCTGCGAACGGGAACGCAATCCGTCAGGGCATCGAGTTCGACCGGATCGGGCGTCGCGTCGCCTATCACTTCCTGCGCCGTCACCCGGGCGATAGCACGGAGCCGGGCCTTGCCGGCGAGATCACGCGAGTGCCGGCCTCCGAGGTGATCCATGTGATCGACCCGGTCGAGGGCGGTCAGCTGCGAGGCGTCTCGAAACTGGCGCCGGCCATCGTGAAGCTGTTCCTCCTCGACCAGTATGACGATGCCGAGCTCGACCGGAAGAAGGTCGCGGCGATGTATGCGATGTTCGTCACGTCGCCGGCGCCGGAAAACCCGCTGGCCCCGCCCGGCGACGAGGACGACCCGGGCGGCGTCGAGATCAGCCCCGGACAGGTGGTGCGGCTCGATCCGGGCGAGGATGTCACCGTCGGCCAGCCCGCCGATAGCGGCGCGACCTACGAGCCGTTCCAGTACCGCACGCTGCTGCAGATCTCGGCGGCGCTGGGCATCCCTTATCCGTATCTGGCCAATGACATGGTGAAGGGAAACTTCTCGAACTCGCGCCTGGCCCTGATCGAGTTCCGCCGTCGCGTCTCGGCCTGGCAGCATTCGGTGATGGTGTATCAGCTTTGCCGCCCGGTCTATGCGCGCTGGATGGATGCGGCCGTGCTGTCGGGGGCGCTGGCCCTGCCACGATACGAGACCAACCGATCCCGCCTGCTCACTGCCGACTGGCTGCCGACCAAATGGGACTGGGTCGATCCCCTGAAGGACGCCAATGCCGAGATCGCCCAGATCGAGGCGGGGCTCAAATCCCGCACGCAGGCCATCGCCGAGCGCGGCTTTGACGCCGAGCAGGTCGACCGCGAGATCGCCGCCGAACACGCCCGCGAGCGCGCACTGGGCCTCGATTTCCGCCGTCCGGGATCGCCCGCACAGGGCGCGGAGGGCGCAGCGGACGTGCCGGTTGACGGGGATGATCGAGACGGGACCCCGTCTGACGACGCCGACGACGATGACCACACCGCGGAGACCCGCCCGCGCCCAGACGAGGACCAGCCCTGATGCTTCACGCCCGCATTGCCGCGCGCGCGTTCAACACGCCGCTGCTGGTCGAGCCCGCCAAGGCCATGGCGTTCCTGTCGGGGCTTGGGCCTCGGATCCTCGGGCGGCAGGTGGAGATTGCGAATGAGGACGCGTTGGCGGGTGCGGCGCCGCTACCCGCCCGTGCCAGCATTCTGGCTGGTGGCCTTGCTGAAAGCCTGCGCCAGTACGGTGACGCGCCCTATCCGGTGGTCGACGGCATCGCGGTGATCGAGATCTCCGGCGTGTTGATCCACCGCGGTGGCTGGATCGGGGAGTCTTCGGGCCAGACCAGCTATGAGGGGATCGCCGCGCAGATCGAGGCGGCCGCCGGCGATCCTGCCGTCCGGGGCGTGGCTCTGGAGATCGACAGCTTCGGCGGCGAGGTCGCCGGCGTCTTCGATCTCGCCGACCGCATCCGCGCGTTGCGGCGCGCCAAGCCGGTCTGGGCCTTTGTGGCCGAACACGCCTTCTCGGCTAGCTACGCGCTGGCCTCCCAGGCAAACCGCATCCTGCTGCCGCGCACCGGCGCGGTCGGCAGCATCGGAGTTGTCGTCATGCATGCCGATCTGAGCGGACAGCTCGACCGGGACGGCGTGCGTGTGACGTTGATCCATGCGGGATCCCACAAGGTCGACGGCAATCCCTACGCGCCACTGCCCGACGCGGTCCGCGACGATATTCAGCGCGAGATCGACGTGCTGCGGTTTCTCTTCGCCGAGACCGTCGCCGCGGGTCGCGCCGGGCGCCTGAGCCAGGACGCCGCCCTGGCGACCGAGGCCGCGATCTATCGCGGGACCG